TTACAACTTCGCCCTGAGCGTTGCGAAAAACTCTGGTGTAAGAGTTGCCATTGACTAGAAGACTAACCAGAACTTGCTGATAGTGAGCCTGTCGAGTCATGTCTACATCAGGCTGGTCTACCCATGCTGGTCGAGGTCGGTAAGGTCGGCGGTTTCCGTCTTGGCGGATAAAAGAATCGACTGGCAAGGTAGCGATAGTGTCAGAGATTAGGCTGACCGCTGACCAGAAAGCAACAACCTCAAAAGCGGTGTTCTGATTGATGTTTACACCAGAAGGGTTTACGGTGTCGAGGTCTGCGCCAGCACCCCATACGGTCTGAAAAGAGATTGCTCTATCTTCTTTTCTAAACCAGTCAAAAATTCCAGCCATTAGCCCTGCCTATTATACAAAAAATTGTGGAACAACCTGCTCTTCCATTCTACCGCTTGCGCGGTCATAAGCCATCATAAGGGCAATAGCATTGTCCACCTTTAGTTTTGGTTGTCTAAAGTCTTTGGTAATGCTCGCGGTGATGGTGACATTGCTGCTGAGTTTGCTGAAACCTTTGGCTCTATTGGTAAAGATGGAATTGCTGGCAGGGCTGGCCAAAACCTTGAGTTGCGAGATTGGCAGAAAGAACTTCTCAGTCATCTTTATGCAAGGGATGAGAATGGCGGGTATGTTCATCAAACAGCTCTGATTGGTATGCCTAGAAAGAATGGCAAGTCGGCTTTGTCTAGTGCCTCGATTGCCCTTTACTCACTAATTGGTGAGGGCGTGCAAGGTGGCGAGGTGATTGTTGCTGCTGCCGAAAAGGAACAGGCTCGCATTGTGTTTGGTGAGGCTAGGCGAATGGTTGAAACTAGCGAACTGGCAGACTTGGTGCAGGTCTATAAGGATTCAATCTATGTGCCTTCTACTTCATCAGTTCTAAAGGTTGTATCTGCCGAGGCTTATTCCAAAGAAGGATCAAACCCTCATAGGCTGGTGCTAGATGAGGGTCACGCTATGCGCGACAGAAAGCTCTTTGATGTTTACTCGCTTGCTATGGGTAACCGAGGCAAGTTAGCTCAGTTGGTTATGATTACTACCGCCGGTGTGAAACAGGACATAACAGGACAGGACTCCATTGCTTACTCGCTTTATCAGTATGGTCAAAAGGTTGCCACAGGCGAAATTGATGACCCAACTTTCTTTATGGCTTGGTGGGAAGCCCCGCCTGAAGCAGATCACCGCCTTGTTGAAACCTGGCGAATGGCTAATCCTGGCTTTGATGACCTTGTTGCTGAGTCTGACTTTGCTTCTGCTGTTCGGCGCACTCCTGAATCTGAGTTCCGCACTAAGCGACTAAACCAATGGGTTAGCTCGCTAAATGCTTGGCTACCAACTGGCAAGTGGGAGCAGCTTGGGGCAGAGATAAACCTTGACCAAGACACACCTGTCATTGTTGGCTTTGACGGCTCATTCAATGGTGACTGCACAGCCCTCACTTACTGCACAATCCCAACCGATGACACCTTGCCACACATCGGGCTTATCCGAGTCTGGGAAAAGAAACCAGAGGATACCGATGACTGGCGTGTCAGCACCCAAGAGGTTGAGGATGAGATTATCCAATTTTGCCAGGCATACAATGTAAAAGAGATTGCCTGTGACCCCTTTAGGTGGCAACGGACAATGGAAGCCATGCAAGACCTTGGCTTGCCAGTTGTCGAATACAACTCAAGCTCACCATCTCGCATGGTGCCAGCTTGCTCAAAGCTTTACACAGCAGTCACCGAGGGCAACCTAACCCATGACAATAACCCGACTCTAGCCAGACATCTATCCAACGCTGTCATCAAGACTGACCGAATCGGCCCACGCATCGTCAAAGAACATCGAGGATCACCCCGAAAGATTGACGCAGCAGTAGCAGCGGTCATAGCCTTTGATAGGGCAACAGTTGGTAGAGTAGAGGCTGAGGAACTACTCCCGCAATTCTTTATTTAGGTTGGTAATGACAGCGACAATTCTCCAAGCAGTTGGCATCCTGACAATCTCAGTAGGTGCAGGTCTTATTTACCCACCAGCAGGTCTAGTTCTGCTCGGTGCTGGCATCCTCACTTTTGGAATAGCTATTGAGCGAGGTAAGTAATGCTAGGTAATCTTTTTGAGCAGAGAGCTGTTAGCTTTCAAACTGTTTGGGGTGCAGGTGAGCCTTGGGGCTTGATGTCAGAGTCTGGTGTCAATGTCACCACTAAAAAGTCTTTTGAGATTGTTGCCTTTTTCTCTGCTGTCAGTCTTATCTCTGACACCATCTCAACTTTGCCATGTGGGGCTTATCTAAGGATTGGTGCAACTCGCCGACCTTTGAACCCCCGACCAGTTTGGTTGGACCAACCAGATGTTGACCTAAGCACAAGGGCAGCGTTCTTTCAGCAGGTCTTTTCTAGCTTGTTGGTGCATGGCAATTCTTACACTCGTGTCTTTAGGGATGCACAAGGTCAGGTTGTCAACCTAGTAAACCTTGACCCTGAAAAGGTAGATGTTGAGCGTTCCAAGATTGGCCGCAAAGTTTACAAGGTGCAGGGCGAGGGCCGGATGCTTACAAGCGATGAGGTCATCCACATTGTTGATCTAATCTTGCCAGGTGAGCTAAAGGGTCTAAGCCGAGTCGAAACTCTAAAGCAAGCACTCGGTCTAAACATTGCACTCAGCGACTATGCCTCAAGATTCTTTGGAACTGGTGCAAGTGCCTCTGGTGTAATCGAGTTCCCAGGCAACCTCACAGCCGAGCAAGCCTCACAGTTGGCAGACGGCTTTGACTCACGCCACAGAAACGGCACACGCAGGGCACACCGCACAGGTGTCCTATCTGGTGGAGCTAAGTTTGTTGCAACTCAGACTGACCCAGAAGCAAGCCAAGCACTAGAGTCACGCAAGTTTGCAGTCGAGGAAATCGCCAGAGCTTTCAATGTCCCACTTCACCTACTAGGTGTACCAGGCACAGCAAGCTACGCATCTGTTGAGCAGAACAACTTGCAGTTTGTTTCGATGACCCTAAGACCGCTGGCAGAAAAGGTTGAGGCAGCGTTCTCTCGCCTATTACCTGGCGATGCCTTTATCAAGTTTCAGTTCAATGACCTACTAAGAGCAGACCTAGCCTCACGAGTCCAGTCCTACTCAGTCGGTACTCAGGCAGGTTTCTACTCAACCAACGACATCCGCAGACTTGAGGATCTAGAGCCAGTCGAGCAGGGTGACCAGTACCGAGTGCCACTTGCCAACATTGCCTTGGCAGATACCGAGGTCATCACACTTGAGAAGCGTGTCAAGATGGTTCAGCAGTTGGTCATCTCAGGTTTCACACCTAGCGAGGCACTTGCTGCTGTTGGACTCGGACAGATTGCCCACACCGGATTGCCAAGCACACAGCTACAGCCTGTTGCTCAGATTGACCCAACAGACCCTACTGCTGTTTATGGGGTCTGATGGCTGTCAAGACTTATGGCTATGACCTTGTGGCCAATGTACGCACTCTAGTAGTTCCTGCAAGCGTGGGGGTTCAGCATGTCTGCATCCACAATCATGAGCACAATCAAAACCATGAGATTTTTATCGGTGGCTCAGATGTCACTTTGACCAATGGTATGCATGCTGTTGCCACAGAAACTGGTGTTTTGCAACTACTTCCAATGGATGAACTGTATGCAATCGCAAATCAGAACTCCAATCTAAGAATCTTGGTGGTCAAATAGTGCCTTACTACATTACTCAAGAAAACTCAGAGTGCCCTAGCTGGGCAGTTGAGAAAGAAAACGGCGAGCTAATTGCTTGCCATGACTCTAAAGAGTCAGCCATTGCCCAAGCAGTAGCTATCAGCCTTGCAGAAAAGACAGAGTTTTTAGGCGAGCGAGCTGCCATTGGTTTACTACAAGTTGGTGACTTTGTATCTTGGGCACCGCTAGATCCTAGAGTTGCAGCTCAGGTTGCAGAGGTACAAAATGACTTTGCTGTGGTCAAGCTGTTTGAGTACGAGGATGGCATCTTTGAGCCAACCGACAAGCTCATGGTCATAAATGTATTCCAGCTAGAAAAGATACCAACCCCAAAGATGATTGCTGTTGAGGTTGAGATGGATGAGGAACTGGACCCCAACTATGTTGAGGATGAGCCAGTTGCATTAGAGGAACCAGACGAGCGAGCTATCAACCAAGAGGCACCTGCTTACATGAGGGCAGCAGCTCGCCGAGGCCTTGAGTATTACGAGCAAGGTCTAGCTGGCGATGGTGTCACACCTGGCACTATCCGAGAAGCCAGAGCAATGGCAGAGGGCACAGTCAGCGATGACAAGTGGATAAGGATTGCAGCTTGGATTGCTAGGCACCTTGTGGACCTAGATGCCCCTGATGCCAATCCAGAGTCGGACAACTACCCATCAGCCGGTGTTGTTGCTCACTTGCTTTGGGGATCAGGTCCAACTAGGAGAGCTGCACAACGCACACAAGACTACGCTGATTCAGTAGTTGCTAGAATCAGAGCAGAGGAAACTAACAGCATGGACAATAAAAACAAGTGGCTAGATGTAGCAAGAGCTATTGCCCTAAAGATTGACGGACCAAAGGCTGATAAGCCAGAGGTAAGAACCAACAGCGTTGACTTTGAGGTCAGGGCTGAGGGTGACGGCATGACCTTTACTGGCTACGCCTCTGTTTTCAACAGCCCATCACAAGACCTTGGTGGCTTTATTGAGTATGTTGCCCCTGGTGCTTTCAAGCGTTCCCTACAATCTCGCAATGAAGTCAAGCTACTTTGGAACCATGACTCAGGTGAGCCACTAGCCTCACTCAGAGGTGGCACCATGCAACTTGTCGAGGATGAAGTGGGCCTAAAAGTATCTGCACAGCTACCTAACACCACAAGAGGTCGGGACATCGCTGAGTTGCTTCGCACTAAGGTTATTGACTCAATGAGCTTTGGCTTCAATGTCATCAAAGACACTTGGAGCAGAGATGGGCAGACTCGGACACTAGATTCAGTCAGGCTTTTTGAGGTTTCAATCGTAAGCTTTCCAGCCTATGAATCAACGACTGCAACAGTACGCTCACAGCCAACAATCAACGCTGACCAGCTTGCCGATGCTTTGCTAAGGCTAGAGTCTGGTGAGGAACTAGATGAAGCAAGTGCAGAGCTAATCACTGGTGTAG